CACCAGAAGTTAAGCTAGTGTTAACTGTAGAAGTAACTTGAGATGTATTAGTGGTAAGAACACCAGAAGTTAAGCTAGTGTTACCAGTAACTGTTAGAATATTACCAAGGGTTACAGCGCCAGAAATATTAGCAGTTCCAGTAACTGCCAACTTAGCATCAGGTGCAGTATTTGAGATGCCTACGTTACCACCAGAAGTTATTCTGACTCTTTCATTAGCTATTAAAGTGCCATTGGTGAAGAAACTAACATAATTGGCATTACTCACACCAATAGTTAGATTGCTATTTCCAGTATAAAGATAAGCATCATTAGGCGCGCCGATTGTATAGGTAGCATTCGAGTAAGTGGATGATAAGACACCCATACCAATCCACTTATCTGCAGCCCCCGAAAAAGAATCGTTGTAGATTTCAAAGTCTGCAGAGGCTTGTGTTCCACTATTGGAGTTTCTTACCAAAATACTAGTATATCCATTTGCATTGCCTGCAAATTCAGCCATCGTCTGATTGGTAGGATTATAACCAACAACTGTATTTGTTGTTGTGTTGCCAACATTTAAATAATTTGTTAGCGTAGTATTACCAACAACGCTTAATGTGTTTGAAAAAGTAGCATTACCAGTAACTAAGATACTATTTGAAAAAGTAGCATTATTAGTTACGGAAATTGTATTAGAAAATGCAGCTGCGCCAGTATACGTAGTGGTATTTGAGAATGTAACCGCTCCGGTAACAGCTAGTGTATTCGATAAAACAACAGCACCAGAAATGTTAGCAGTACCAGTTACTTGAAGTTTTGCATTTGGTGTAGTATTACCAATTCCAGTATTTCCGCTGAAGTAATTATAATTTTCAGCTGAAATATAAACACCATAAGCATTCGTTAAAGCAGTATTTGAGATAAGTCCAGAAAATAACACTGGTGCAGTAATTGATGTTGCGTTACCATTATTTAATATTACTGAACGAACGCCTATGCCATTGGTAATGGCTCCAGAAGTTGGATTTTGTGTAAGAATAAAATTTGATACGTATGCATTAGTAATTGTATTAGAAGTTACACCATTAGCGTAATTTACAACTCGAGCGTCGATAGCAGACGCTGTTGTCATTCTAGCATCTCCGCCAGCAACAGAATCACCATTGTTTACTAAAGAAGAAATTCCGTAAACAGTTGATGTATTAGAAGTAGTTGCATTTTTAAATTGAGAATTGGAAGTTACTGCAAGTCGCAAACCTCTAAGATCCATATCAGTACTTACGGCTGAGTTAGCAATAGGAACTACGACCCACTGGCCAGCAGTACTGGTAGTATTGCTTAGTACTGAATACACAAGCAGTTTATCAGTAGAAGAGGGAGTATTTCCGACAGCAATATTGCTAGAAAATCCAAGGGTAACATTTCCATATAATTCAGAAAAGTTATTCTGAACTTTGATCATAGCTGATCTTAACTGATCACCAGTGCCGTCATTTGGTGTACTACCAACATTAATCGTTTGCTGTGCCAAAGTTTAACCCCTATTAAATATAGTATTTGTCTACTGTTGTACTACTATCTACAGTTATCGTAGTAATATCAGTTGTGAGATAAACAGTAGATGTTGCTGTATTGGCGTTTGTGGTGAACAATACATCTAAATTAGAAGAACTACTGTCAATAAGCAAAAACTTACCAAATAACTCGGAACCAGAACTGTGGAATGTATTGTATAGAATATTCTTATATTTATCTAAAATACTTGCAACTCTTATCTCCTACGAGTAGTCTTGGTAATAATAACTATCTTGAACATATTTATCTGAATTCAAGAAGCCTCTGGTAGTAGACCAATAACCTCTAGCTTTACCAATACCACGTTTTACAACTTTTCCTGTAATTTGAGATAAAGTATTATATTCTACCAATGAAGCAGTTAATGTTGCACCAGATCCATTTGCCGTTTGAATTCTGATATTTGGAATAGTAGTATAACCAGAGCCGTTAAATGTAACTACTGCATTGGTTACAGATCCATTACTGTTGACGTTAATATAGCCTGTTGCTGATGCTGTCGGTGTTCCACCAGAGAAAACCAAAAGTTCCCCATTAACGTAACCAGTTCCAGAAGAATTGATAGTTATGGTATTAGAAACGCCAGAATACAAATATGCGGTAACTTGTTCGCCGTCTTTATATGATTTACCAGAATTAACTAATTTGGTTGCACCAATAATACCATTACCTGCATTAACACTTGTTTGTATGTTGTCATTTAGACCATTTAGCGAGCCATCAACTTGTTTAGCTGGTGTTTCGTAATAAGCGAATTGAGAAGGAACTATAGAAGGCGCAGCTCTATATTGTGCTATTGCAGTTGAATTATATTTTGGTGGACCGTAAAGAACAATCAATGTAGAATTGACTACTTGTCTTATAACTTGAATTTCATCTTGTGATGTTATTGAACTATTTGCTCTGAGATGAATTACATCTCCATTAGCATAAATTGTATCAAATATTGTAGAAGTTCCAGTAACATTACTTGTAGAAGTTCCGTAAGAAATAGAACCAGTTAGAGCATTAGATATTTGTACAGATCTAACAAATACATTAGCAGATGTAGCATATGCATTACCAGTTTTAATATTGGTTAGTCCACCGATGGTTCCAAAATTACCATTAGTAAATGTAAGCATGCCACCTAGTGTATTTGCGGTAGAATTTCCTGTTGCGTTTCCTGGGAATCCGTAGGCTGTTGCTCCTATCTGAAGCGACATATAATCGCAAATTAAATCTGAATTATAAGTTAGCGTTTGTACAGTTGTTAAGTTATTAATGCTGAAAGAAGCACCATTGCCAGAAGTTCCTGGCTGTTTATAAACAAATGTAGCAGCATTGGAAAGAAACCCACCGCCGCCGCTAACTATGTTGAAACTTAATGAATTGACACCCTTAGAAATGCTGTCGACCCTAACAATACCATCGACGCCATAAGAAAGTATTTGCCCATTTGTTGTATTTTTACTTACTATTTTTATACTATCGCCGATTTTAAAATTTATTCCACCATTAACTATTTCCAAATGATCTAAAGATCCCATAAGATATGGGGCGTTAGTAACAGCACTAACATTACTTTGCTGACCTAACACTACTATTTTCTCTCCAACGTTAAAGTCACCACCTTTTGGCGAAACGCTAGAAATATAAACTGTGTTTATGATATCGTTATTAAATTGTTCTTTTGTGTAATTTTCCACAACTGCAGTTGTTCCGGAACTGACACCAATAACTGTTTTTCCAATAAACGCATTTAAATCGCCGTTGTCTGTAAGTTCAAGATATTGTGGTTCTCTCCAAGTGCCATCTGAAACTCTTAATACATCAGTGCCTGGAAGATATACTTCTACATCTTGATTATAAAGAAGCTTGAATAAAAGTTTATAAGACTGTATTGTTCCCTTAGAACGATATACGTCAAGAATATTCTTTAATAGAAATCTCTTATTTGCGATAATATTGAATGGAATACCATAAAGATATTTTTGCTGGAAATGTACTAGGAATTCTTCTAAGGTATTATCGATGTCTCTATAATCTTGTAGCTTTCTTGCCTGGTAAATTGGATTACCAGAAGATTCTAACCATTCATAATACGCTTTAACAAACAAAATGAAATCAGGACCCTCTTCCTGATAAAAAAGAGGGAACTGACTCTCTATAAAATTCGATATGTATTTTTCTACTGAAAAGTCCATTATACTTGTTTTTCTATCATTGTTATGTTAACATCGCTTGACTCGATAAGAATAATTTTATTTTGATTGGCATATAAATCTTTGTTTAATGTTTTGCAATATATTGAAACATAATTTTGATATGAAGATAGATTTAAATTGCTGATAATTACAGTTCCAGTTGTATAGTCTACTGTGCCTATATTTACAAGTTTTACTACTTTATCGCCAGATGGAACATATACGTCTATATTACCAAGGCTATCATCTTCGAAATAACTTAATGGATATGAGATATTTTGGTAATTAAAAGTAAATTTAGAAGAAATTACAGAAGCATGACCGAAATGTGTTTCATATAAAGATCCATAGAATGCTATATGTTGATCTGAACTGATTGGATCTTTTTGGTTATATAATTGATTATTTAATTGTATAGAATAACTAGCATTAGAATTTAATAGTGGTGTGATTCTTTTAATTAATCTAATTTCAGTATCATTGCTTGTTATGCTTACATCTGAATTATCGATGGCAGCAACTATCCGACTATATCTAAGATCATTTGCGAATTTTTCTAGATTGTCTGCGCTATATGTTGTTATAGAATTCAATACATAAGAAGCCAAATCTGTTGTAGTTTTTGTTGTCAATTTTTTGTCGTATTGCACTGTACTACTAATATAACAATAGAAATAATCAGGGTCAGAAATTATGATTCTGTTTGGTAATACAATATAATCTATTAAATAATTTGAAATTTGGTTTCTGAGATAATCTGGCGCGACAGTAGAACCAGAAGGTTTAATACAAACTATTACTCTGCCATACTGCTTTGGCTCTAAAGTTTCACCGCCATAAACAACTACATCAGAAACAGATCCACCAAAATTAGCAAGAACGAGAGAAGAATAATCGTCTGAAGAAACAGCTCTTTGTTGTGTAGCAAAATATCTTGGTGCTGTGTATCTTATAGACTCAATTGATTCTAAGTTAGCACCACTATTTGAAATAGTATTTGTAGTAACATAACTAGGAGATATAAAGCCTCCATTTGTAATTCTAAGATCAGTATCTAGAACAAAACTTTCTACACCATTTGAATCAGAACCAGAAGAAACTCTATACGTTATAACGATAACAGCTGTATTTAATGGTTTTCTTCCGAATAGCCCGTCGCCGAATGTTATTTCATAAAGACCATTTTGAGCTGCCTGTAGAAAATAAACAGATGATGTGCTAGTCAAACCATAAAGATTTTCAGCTCGCGGAAATATAGTCGTATTAGCGCCATTATTTTCTAAAACTGTAACCTCTATGCTATCAATGTCAATGTATTGATTGGAAAGAATATATTTTTGTGACTCTATGTTATAATTTACTACAAATGTGTCTTGAAAATATGCTCCTTCATAAATTTGAAGAGAAGTAACACTATAAGTTGAATTTGTTGAAGTATAAGAATGAGTTTTATTAGTCGTAAAAACGTAAGTTCCGTTTGAATTGAATCCAGTAAATCTGGTATTTTTAGGTACAACCAAAGTTCCAGTAACGCCTGAAGTGCTAAGATTGAAAGACACTTCTGCAAATGAAGACTTTGTACTTCTTGGGATATAGTTTAGTTCTTTGGCATGTGATATGACAGAATCGTAATTTTGCGCTGAATCCAAGAACATCTCGGATGCAACCATGTTAAGGTAGAAAGAGTTAATATATGAGTTGTAAGACATAACATCGAGGAGAACATTAATGTTCGAACCGTCGAAGTTATAATCGCTGAAAATAGGCTGAGACTTCAGATACTCTTTGAAATTCGCTTTTAACGTGTCAAAATCAAGAGAACTTAGTATTAGTGAACTGTTTGCCATTAGCGAACTCTTTTAAGAATATATGTGAAAGATAATGTCTCTGGATTATTTATTAAATTATAATAAATGGTTATGGAGATTCCATTTTCTTCTGGATAAGAAGTAACATCAATATTAATTAAACTTACCCTTGGTTCATTCTTTAATATCGCAGTTTGTATATAAGAACTAACTGCAGTTAAGTTTTCTTGAGCTATATTTTCGAATAACATTCTCCTGATATCTGAACCAATATTTGGCTGGAATAATCTTTCACCGAGATCTGTAGAAATAATGTTTTTTAATGATTGTACTACAGACTTTTCATTAGTAACACGCCCTAATTGATTGCCAACAGGAGATACAGCAAAACTGGTAAGAAAATCAGAATTTAATTCTGTTCTTTTATTGTTGTTGATTAAAACATCTGCTCTGTTTAAATTGCCTGACATTTATCCACCTGCAAATACGTTGGATGATCCAGAAGCAACAATAGTACAAGAAAGTATTCCGTCACCGACTCTACCAGCACCATAACCATTTACTTTAACTGTTGTTGAACCTGTGGAAATAGGAGCCGCATGGGTTGGGCAAGGAGATCCTGGTCTTAGATGAGGGGTGTTAAAATCACCCTGTCTCGACCAAGCAATACCATTAACAAAAACGTTTGGAGAACCTTGCGCGCGCAAAGGAACTGAACAATGAACTAAATCTGAATCGCCAATTCTAGTTGCTGCTGGCATTATTTTCTTTCTCTTTTCATTAGTTCTTTTAGTTTTATAGACCAAAAACCAAGTTCTTCATGTTCTTCTTCGGTGTGTGGACCTTCTGAAAAATCCGGTATAAATTTAATTACATTATCAAAAGTTTCAGGTATATCCTCATATTTATCGTATGTCTCTAGAATACCATCTCTTAAAATAACAAATTCGTGAGCCATAACATCCCCTTATGGATTCAGATCAATACGCGGACCAATTTGTTTAATTCCAGTTGCATCCAATGTGATATTAGAAACACCATTAAAGTCTAATACCATATTTGTTGGTGATAATACAATAGTAGAAAGACCTACCTTTAGAGTTACTTTAGTGAGGCTTTCGATAAGAATATCGCTACTTGCATATATTCTAGCTTTCTGCATTATTTGCGCGTCATAATTACCAGCCTGTACGCTTAACGCATAATCGCCTTCATTCACCATGGTTACCATATTACTCTTTACAGCAGCAACATAATCTTTTTCATAACTAATATGATAATGACCAGCGTGCTCTTCTACAACATCACCCTGAGAAGTAGCAAAAGATTTAGACTCAGAGGCTCCCATAATAGCTTTGAAATCATTCTTAGCGCCTCTGATTAAATTCTCAGCATAGCCAACAAATCCGTTCCTACCGCCCTGAAAATTATGATCTCCAGCAATTACTTCTCTAA